CACAGTTATCAATAATAAATGTAGTGGTGTCAACAGTGATACTCACCAGCTACAAAAGTTTGGTATGATTATTACTATTGACACCACTACATTTATTATTGATAACTGTGTGTTAAACACAGCCACAATTGATTTTGGACTAGACGCTATTGCATCAATTCAGTGGGCAGGTCAAGGCGGTGTGCTACGTCAAATCGCAACACCAACACTAAGCGGTACTGGTACTATTACTTTTGCAGGCAGCTTAACTGGTACTGCATTGGGTAAAAACACAACAGCTCCTTATATTGCCAACAAATTGTCAACAGTTACCTTGGATGCTGGCATTGGCGCAGGTGGTACAGCATACACACTAGCATTAACTGGTGGTAGCTTAACAATCTCCAACAACGTTACTTACTTAACGCCAGCTAACTTAGCTGAAGTTAACAAGCCAGTTACTTACTTTACTAGCACTCGTGCTATTAGCGGTACTCTAAACTGCTACTTGCGTACAGGTAGCGGAAACAGTGCCGACCTAATGTCGCAAATGTTAGCAACTTCTAGCAGCGATGTTAACCCTGCTTACTACATTAAGATTGCAGTGGGTGGAAGTGCTAACGTAACACACGTTGACTTTACAATGCCTGCCGTTGTACTTTCTATTCCAGCTGTAAACGCTGAACAAGTTGTTTCAACAACTATCAACTTTACTGCACAAGGTTACACAGGTTCTGCATTTGACATTGGTCAATCAAACGAACTAACTATCGACTACGTTACAGCAAACGCTTAATCGGTCTTTTTAAAGGGTTGGCCTGATCCCCAACCCTCTTTTTTCAACCTAATACAATAATATGTCAAATATCTCTTTAAAATCTCTGTTAGTTCCTTCAAAATCTGTAGAGGTCGAGTACCCTGGATTTGCTGGGTTTAAAATTAGTGTTGCGTTCTTATCGCGTGAAACACTTTTAAACATTCGTAAAAAGTCAACTAAGACCAGCTTCAAAAACCGTCAGGCATCTGACGATTTCAACGAAGACATGTTCTTGCAGCTTTATGTTGAAAATGCTGTAAAAGGCTGGAGTGGGCTAAAACTAAGTTACTTGGAGCAGCTAGCACCAGTTGACTTAACAGGACAAAATCTTGAAGATGAGCTGGAGTATACTGCAGAAAATGCACTGTACTTGATGAAAAATTCCAGTAACTTTGACGCATTTATTAGTGAACAGGTATCAGACTTGGGAAACTTTTCCACGAGCAGCAACAAACGCTAAGCGAGCTGCTCACTAACTACATGCAAAACTCCAGTGTTGGTATGACCAAAGACCAATACTACGAGATGTGTGAAGCACTTGGTACTGAACCGCTTGAGCATGAAGTACCAGTGGAGTTAGAAGATTTTCCAATTGAAATGCAGCAAGCATTTGCAGTGTACCGAATGTTACGAGATGAGTGGGATAGTATGAGTGGTCTTTACCTAGGCAAAAGCCTAATAGGTATCACAGAAGTATTGTCAGCCACAGAAATCGAAGCAGAAGACACTAAGTTTATTACTATGTTAGTTAGGTTAATAGACTATGTTCGTGCGCAAGAAATAAACACCAAAAAAGCAAACCAAAAACCCGCGACTTAAAACCTCGCGGGTTTTTTGCGTTAAAAATTTTTTGGTTTGACACTGGAATGGTTACATGATATAATGGTCTGTAGCAAAAATTGATGCAATTTTAAAAGCCAATAGTTCTAAGTAAAGGAGCAATAATGGCAACAGTAAAAATTAATTTAAGTCTTGAAGATACTAGTAATAGTGTTAAAGCACGTAAAAAAGACGTTGAAGATTTAAACAAAGAATTAACAAAAACAAAACAGCTTAGTACTGGAACTCAAAGTGGTAGTCGAGCTGTAAAAGCAAGCCTTACGCCTGGTATGGGCGGAGAAGGCACAGAGTATGGTCGAGCTCGTGGCGGTATGGGTGCCACAGGTGCAGCAGGCCGTGACTTTGCTAACCAAGCGCAAGGCTTGGGCGGATTAGTTCGCCTATATGCAACATATGCTGCCAACGTATTTGCAGTAAGTGCTGCTTTTAATGCACTGTCTCAGGCAATGAATACCACTAACATGGTAAAAGGTTTGGATCAGCTTGGTGCGGCGAGTGGCGTAGCTTTAGGCAGCTTAGCTAAACGATTTGAGCAAGCTAGTGGCGGTGCTATTAGTTTGCGTGAAAGTATGGAAGCCACAGCCAAGGCTGTTTCAAGTGGGCTATCGCAAGCACAGTTCTTGAAACTTGGTGAAGTAGCTAAAAAAGCTTCTCAGGCACTTGGCGTAGGCATGAGTGATGCAGTTAGTCGTCTAACACGCGGTATTACTAAACTAGAACCTGAATTGCTGGACGAATTGGGTATTTTTACCAAAGTTGGTAAAGCCACAGAAGACTATGCTCGTAGTGTTGGTAAAAGCGCAAATGCACTAACAGACTTTGAACGTCGTCAAGCATTTGCAAATGCTGTGCTAGCTGAGGGAGCCCAAAAATTTGGTGAAATTAAGATTGATACCAATCCTTACGATAAGTTACTGGCTACATTAAAAAACGTAGCTCAAAGTATTGGTGAAATAATTAACGTGGCAATTGTTCCGCTTGTAAGCTTACTAGCTTCTAGCCCTGCAGCCCTTACACTTGGTATCGCTGCACTTGGTTCTATGATTGTCAAGCAAGCAATTCCTGCTATTGGCGAATATCGTAAAAGCTTACGTGAAGCTGCTGCTGTATCTAAAGAACTTGCAGAAAATAAACTAGCTCGTGCAGAAGGTGTTGCAGAAGCCCGTAGAGCAGATATAAAAGCACGTTCAGAAGCCGCAGCCGAACTAGCTACTACTAAAGTTCAAGAATTGGAAGATAAGCTGCGCAATCAGTCAAGCGGCCGAATTCGTAAAGATGTGCAAAAAATATTGGCACCTACTCGTAGTATTCTAGATATTAAAGATACTGAAATAGCTAAACTAGACTCTATAGGTAGTAAACTAAAAACGCAAGATAATATATATAAGCAATTAGCTGCAACAATTAATGAAGCAAAAAATGCTAATTTAGCCTATATTAAAACAGAAAAAGATCTAGAAAAAGAACGTCAAGAAAAACCTGGTAAAGCATCAACATTAGGTGTTCTGCGTGCAGATGCAGAGCGTCAGCGTAAAAGTGCTGCCGGTTCAGAAATTATTAGCAAAGCTGGAGATACTGCTGCTATTGATGGATTCCGTGTGGCCTACGCGGAAATGATCGAACAGATTAAAACTGAAAAACTTGGTAAAGTACGCGGAGCTATAACCGGTATAGCTGGAGCAGCTAATGCAGCCATTACTCGTATAGGCGGACTCGTCAGTGCTTTTAGTGGCTGGATAGCAGTAATTACAGCAGTTATTGGAGCTTACCAAATGTTAAGCGGATTACTATCTAGTAATGCTGCAGAACAAGAAAAACTAAATGAAACATTAACTAACGGAACAGAAGCCGTCAAAGCTTTAAACTTAACTTACGATAAGTACCGTACTAGTTTAAGCAGTGATGCTATTATTGCTACTGCAACTGCATTTACAAATCTAAGTGACAATATAGGATCTACAGTAAAAGCTCTTCAAGAAGCCGACGCTAAGTCGGGAGTGTTTGATCGATTTATTGATGGTATAAAATCTGTGTTTGGTCAAGACCTAAAATCAGATTTTGAGCGTGGAATTGCTTTTCAAGTTTCAGAAGGTTTGAAGGGGATCACCGACCCTAAACTTAAGAAAACCGCAGAAAATAAACTAAAAGAACTACTTGGTATTCAAACACTAACAGCCAAAGCTATTAGTGGAGCACTAAGCGATATTGACAAGTCCGAGATTATTGCCAAAGGTGAACAAATTGCCAAAGTGTTCGATGCAGCAAGCCGTGCCGGACAAAAAACAGCAAATACCTTGAGTGCAATAAAAGACGGTTTTACTGCACTTGATCGATCATATACAACCTTATCTAATTCAATAACTCAAAAAGATCCGCTAACAGACTTTGGCAGAGAACTTGCAATGCAAGGTTTTAACTTAGCCGAAGCGTTTAAGGATCCTGTGGCAAGTGTAAGCGCACTTCGTGATATCTTAACTGATGTTAGTAAATTAAAGCTACTGTCTCCTGAATCACAACAGATTTTAATACAAAGCAAGGACGCATTTCTATCTTTGGCTAATTCTGCTGAATTTTATGAAAAATTAATAGTTGAATCAGAAAAACGCGTAAAAGGTCTAGAAAAGCAACGTGATAGTAGACTTAATAAAGCCCCTATACAAAAACAGCTTGATCGTGAACAATCCGACCTTGCCCGTTTCCGTGATAGATTATCAGATACTAAGGCAGGGCTACAGGTAATTTCCAAAGAGTTTGCACGTGCTAGTGAAGAATCAATCAAAAAAGGCTTTGAATTAGTAGAAGGAAGCTTTTCCAGAGCTCTAGCAGCCGGAGTTTTAAATAATCAAAAAGCTTTGCTGGATTACTTACCTAAAACAGAGGGTACGCTGTCTCTGGGTGTGTCAATAGAAAATCAAAAACTTGAGCTACAAAAACAAGAAATATTGGAAACTCAACGCTTGATCAAAGAAATGGAACTATTGCCTATACGCCTTGAAAAGGCATTGCTAAGTGCTGATATAGAAAAACTTCTTTTAACTGAAACTTCCGGACCAGTCAGACAAGCGGCTAGGGATAATCCAAGACTAAAAGAGCTAGAAAAACGTGAAAAAGTATTAACCAGTAAAAATATATCAAAAGGTATTAGCAGCGGTGAATTTGAAAAAACTCCAGAAACGTTAAAAGCTTTGCAAGATCAACAGGGTACTTTTGCAAAAATAGCAGCTATATCTAGTCAACAGCAGATGAACCTTGTTAAAACACAAGCAGATACAGTTGCTGCACAGTTTGCCAAAACAAAAAATGAAATAGATAATGAACTAAAGCAAGCTATACAAGATCGCGAAACTTACTTAAAAGGTGACGGGTTCCGCAGAGATACCTTAGAAGAGCAGCAAGACACTATTGCCGCATATACAGCCAACGAAGCAAGACTAAATAAGCAAATATCACTACTGGGCACCCAAGAACAAATAGCTGTTTTTACAAAAATACAAATAGAAGCTCAAGGCAAAGGGTATGACAAAATAGCCAAACTAGCAGGCAGTGCTGTTGAAACCGCAAAAACTCAGCTGGGAATATCTTCTGGTCTTATTGATGCCTCGAACGAAACTAACAAGAATGAAACTGACAGAAAAAACAATCTTGATAGTCAATTAGAAATAATGAAACTTCAAAACATTGCGCTAGAACGTGATACAGCACTAACAAAAATTACCGGAGATACTGAGCTGGCTTTGTTAGATATACGTAAACAAGAATTACAGCTAGAGTACGAAAAGGGTATGATTACCTTAGATAATTATAACCAACAGCTGGATTCTTTGGGCCAAATTGATCGTGCAAAACAGCGTGAAGCTAAAACAGCTGCACTAGTGCAGAAATATACTACAGACGCTTTGGCTTATGCCAAAGAATTAGCTGGTGCAAATACCGCACAAATACCTGAAATACAAGCAAGATTTGCAGCCGTACAACAAATTTATAACGCCGAATTAGATGGTATTGCCAAAGTGTATACAGCAACAGAAGCACTTGCTGAACAGCAAAAAGCACTACCACAACGCCAACAAGCATACACTGAACTATTTATAAGTGCATTTAAATCAATGGAAGACGCAATTGTAGAGTTTACCAAAACCGGTAAGCTAAGCTTTAGCTCTATGATTGAAAGTTTTATAGAAGGCTTATTACGTTACGAACTTCAGCAACAACAAGCAATGTTATTTAAAGGGCTGGGCGGAGCTTCAGGTATAGTTGGAGCAGGTATGAACCTGCTAGGTCTTTCTAGTGGCGCCTATGGAAGCGGATATACTGCCGCGCAACTAGCAACACTACCAAATGCAAAAGGTAATGCCTTTGATTATGGACTTCAAGCATTTGCCAAAGGCGGTGCATTTACCAACCAAATCGTTGACTCACCAACACTGTTTAAATTTGCTCGCGGCACAGGCTTAATGGGCGAAGCAGGTCCAGAAGCTATTATGCCCCTAAAGCGTGACAGCAACGGCAACCTTGGAGTTAGTAACCCCGGTGGTGGTGGTGGCAATGTTGAAGTAGTTGTCAACAACTATTCAACTGCACAAGCCGAAACACGTGAAACAACCGACTCGCGCGGTAATCGTCGTATTGAAGTTATTGTTGGAGATATGGTTGCTCAAGAAGTGGCTAAAACCGGTTCCGCAACACAAAATGCGTTCTCTAGTACTTATGGTACCAGACCTGCACTAGCAAGGAGATAAAATATGGCAATTCCAACATGGCCAACAGCCGGCAACTTTCCGCAAAGCCCCCAAAAGGGGTTTTCGGAAAGCATTGGTGTTAATGTAATACGAACCCAAACCGACATGGGTCCGGCAAAGCAACGTCGCAGAAGCCGTCGTCCAAGTACAATGGATGTTAGCTTTATAATGACCACAGCACAGACTCAGACACTGGAAGCTTTTATCAACAATGACTTGCAGGGAGTAAATCGTTTTACATTTACTCACCCGCGTCTTTATACCATGATTGATGTTCGCATTGTGCCACAAAGCGATGGCGAATTTTTCAAGCTGCAGTACCTGGCACCAGGCTACTGGCAGACTTCCCTTAAACTAGAAGTGTTACCATGAGCAGAATAAGCACACTAAGCGCAGCAGCCGTTCGTGCAATGTTTTCGTCAGAAACGTCAGAAACACTAATAATGCTGCTTACTATTTATGACCCTGAAACGAGTACTACTCCAGTATTTCGTTTTGCAGACACATATACTGGCAGATTAGCTAGCTTAACCACAGATGCAGAAATTGTATACGGCGTACCCAGTCGTGGCCAAGACTATGTGTTCTTGCCAATGACCCTAAACCTGCCCAGTGAGCAAGACACAGGGGTTGGTACTTGCTCACTTACCTTACAATACGTAACACGCGAAGCAATTGAACTTATTCGCACAGAACTAACAAAACCTGTGCGAGTAGGTATTGAACTTGTATTGAGCGGTACGCCCAATACTGTGGAAGCAAGTTTTCCTGGCTTTTATATTACATCAGCTACGTATAATGCGGATGCGATTACTTTTGAGTTAACAATGATTAACTTATCACGTGAACC